ACTGCAAGCTCGACAAGTCGAAGGCGTATGGCCGGATCGACATTGCTGTTGCGGCGATCATGGCGGTTGGTGCGCTGAAGGCTACGACGGCCACACCGGAATACGATGTCTCGGCGTTGATCGGTTAACCCCGGAAGCACATCATGCATTACCAGCAGCGCGCGGCGCCGCCTCCGGGTGGCGAGCCGGACGAATTCGTATTGTCCGATGGTTCGGTCGATCGCATGGGCGATGTTGTCGAGCCGAGCGGCTGGCAACTCGACCGGCTCAAGAGCGATCCGGTGGTGCTGTTCAATCACAACCGCGATCAGATCGTCGGCCGGTGGACCGATGTCCGCGTCAAGGACGGCAAGCTGCTCGGCCGTATTGTCTGGGCTAAATCCAACAAATGGCCAATGGGGCAATACATCCGCGATCTGGTGCGCGAGGGCGTGCTGCGCACCGTGTCGGTCGGGTTTCAGCCGATCGCCAAAGAGCCGCTTACCAAAGACGCGAGCCCGCACCACGGGCCGTTCCGATTTACGAAGCACGAACTGCTCGAATGCTCGATCGTGAGCGTTCCGGCGAACCCGAATGCCTTGGCGCTTTCCAAGGACTACCCGCGCGATGTTCTCGCCGAAGTCTTCCGCAAGCCAGCAGGAAGTTTCGATGAGCTGCGCACGGCTCATGCCAAGCCAGGCAAATCCCTCGTTCCGACGAGAACGAAAATGCAAACCCAGACGATTGCGCAGAAGATCGAGGCCGCACAGCAGAACCTGAAAATGCTGCGCGACAGTTTGAACGATTTGGCGGCCAGGGACGACTTGGATGCTGAGGAGACAAAGCGATACCAGGAGGGTCTGCCGCAGCAGATCGAGGAAGCGCGGCGCGAGCTTGACGCTCACCGGCGCGTCGAGCGCTCGCTGGTGGATGACACCACCACCGTTCAGCCGCAACAGCAGCAGGAAATCATCCTGCCGACGACCAGCAACACGCCGACAATGCCGCAGGGTGACGGCCGCAAGTTGTTTGCGTTGCCGAAGAAGAAGCTCGAGCCGGGCGATCATGTCGCGCGCGCGCTCGCTGCTTGGACGAAAGCGCATGTCACGAAAGAGCCGATAGAGAAGATCATGCGCGATGGTTACGGCAACGACGAGATGACCAACGTTGTGCTGCGTGCTGCGGTCAATCCGGCGATGACGACGGTGGCGACCTGGGCGGCCGAACTGGTGCAGACCAGCAATGTAGACTATCTCGATCGGTTGATCCCGAACTTTATTTTTCCGCAACTCAAGGCGATGGGGCCGAGCTACACGTTCGGCAACAACGGCGTGCTGAAAATTCCGGTACGTGCGGCGACACCGACGCTGGCGGGCGCGTGGACCGGCGAGGGTTCGGCCAAGCCGGTGAAGAAGGCAAGTTTCTCAACCGTGACGCTCTCGCCTACGAAACTGTCGGTCATATCCACATTTTCGGAGGAGATGGCTACTTACGGCATGCCGTCGATCGAGGGCATCATCCGCCAAGCGATGTCGGATGACACCGGCATTGCGCTCGATACCTTCCTGATCGACAACGTTGCCGCATCGGCCGGTGTGCGCCCGGCTGGACTGCTCAACGGTGTGACCCCGATCACGGCATCGGCGGCAACACCGGCAACCGCTGCGATGATGGCAGACCTCAAGGCGCTGGTCGGGGCTATCACGGCGGCCGGTGGTGGTGGTCGAGGACCGATTGCAATCCTGCTCAATCCGGCGCAGGCGAGCATGCTCAACTTTGCGCAGACGACGACTGGTGACTTTGTTTTCAACAGCGCGGAACAGGCGGCGAGCAAGTTCGGCGTCCGGTTTATCGTCAGCAATACGGTGACGGCGGGACGTGTGATCGCCGTCGATGCGGCCGACTTTGCCACCGCGCTGGGCGATGTGCCGCGCTTTGCGGTCTCGACCGAGGCAACGCTGCACGAGGAAGACACGACGCCGCTCGCGCTCGGGACTGGTACGCAGGGCTCGGGTGTGCTCGCGGTGCCGATGCGGTCGCTGTTTCAGACCGATGCCGTAGCCATTCGCATGAGCCTCTACGTCTCATGGGTCATGCGGCGGGCTTCCATGGTGCAGACTATCGCGTCCGTGATCTGGTGATAGGAGGACCAAATGGCTGACGAAACCAAACAGATCATGGTGCTGCTCGGCCCGTATCGGGATCATCGGCTGACCGTTTCGGCGGCCGATGCCGAGACGGCGATCAACGATCACTGGGCGATCGATCCGTTCCATGTCGCCGAGGAGGGCGAGGAACCGCATCCGCCGCTCAGCGAGGAGGAGCGGACGCACGCGCTCGAGGCGGCCCAGACTTGGGCGCAACTGCAGTGGGACACCGCGCAGCAGAAACCGCCCGATCCGCCGCCTGAAGGAACGCCGGTTCGGCGTGACATGAAGCCGGATGACACAACCGGCAGATATCCCACGCGCAATATTCCGGACCAGGTGGAGCCGCCGAAGCCACCCAAGCGCCCGGATGACGATGACCGGTCGTCGCGGAAGCGCTGACCGATGGGTGTGTTCGACAACCTGGCGCGGTGGGTCACACCGCGCCAGAAGACCAATCCTGCGGGCGAGGGCAACTATCACCCAGGCCCATACACGGTGAGCGGCGGTTATCTGCCGGCCGGCGCGCCGTGGAATTTTTGGCAGTGTGATATCGACCCGGTGGCGGCGCCGGGCTGCTCGACGGTCGAGGCGTGTGTCTGGGCGTACATCCGCGCGATTGCGCAATTGCCAGGCAATCACAAGCGCGAGCTCGGCAATGGCGGATATGAGACGGTGACGACTTCGGCGCTCTCGAGATTATTGCGCGCGCCCAACGGATACCAGACGCCGAGCGACTTCCTCGTGCATCTGATCCGCTCGCTGCTCTACACCGGCAACAGCTACTGGATCGCGCAGCGCAACGATCGCCAGGAGGTCGAGGCGCTGCACTGGACCGATCCGCGTTCCTGCCGCGTGCGCGAGGTGAAAGTCCAGGGTCAGATATTCGCCGAGATATTTTATGAGATCGGCGACAATCCATTGATCAACACACCGAGCCTTGCCGGCGGTTCGCTGGTGGTGCCGGCGCGCGATGTGTTGCACGTAAAACTTGACACGCGGTGCAATCCGCTGATCGGCGAAACGTGGTTGTCGGCGCTTGCGCCCGAGCTTGGAATGCGGAACGCGATCCACAATGCGTCGGCGGCATTCTCCAACAACATGAGCCGTCCATCCGGTGTGATCACTACCGATCTGCAGATCAAAAAGGAAGACCGCGACGAGTTGCGCAATCGCTGGAACGAGCAGGCCAAGGGTCTCAATACCGGCGGCGTGCCGATCCTGACGCACGGCATGAAATTTCAGCCGATCTCGATATCGAACGAGGACGCGCAGATCGTCGACCAACTTAAGCTCAACGATCGCACGATCGCTGCGGTGTTCGGCGTGCCGGCGATCCTGCTCGGAATTACCGATACCGGCACGCAGAAGACGGCCGAGGCGCTGATGGCTGAGTGGCTCGCCTCGGGCCTGGGTTTTGTGATCAACCATATTGAGCAGGCGTTCGACAAGTTCATTGGCCTTGCCACGGTGCCGGGCGGCAAAGAATGGACCGAGTTCGACACGCGCGCGCTGTTGCGTTCGGCGTTCAAGGACCGGATCGACGGCCTGGTGCGCGGTGTGCAGGGCGGCATTTATTCGCCAAACGAGGCGCGCGCGCTCGAGGGCTATGCGGCGGTCGAGGCCGGCGACGAGCCGCGCGTGCAGCAACAGGTGGTGCCGTTGTCATTTGCCACGGCGCCGCCTGCGCCTCCGCCGACACCAACCCCGCCTCCGGTGCCGGCGGAGGACCAGGACGAAGATCAGCCCGCGCTCGATGACGACGAGCAGGCCGCGCTGATCGCATATCATCTGCAACGCGAGATGAGCCATGTCCGCGCAGCCTGACCGTGCGCTGATGCGCGCTGTTGCCGAAGTGGTGATCAACGAGGAAAAGGCGCGCGTCGCCGCCGATCGAGAGCTTGCTGCTGACGTGGTGAGGTTGCGCGAACAGCTTGAAAATGAAGCCGGCATGCTTGAGCGGAGCCTCGTGCCGCGAGAGCTTGCCGAGCAGATCATGGCGGCGGCGCGCATGCTCGAGGAACAGCCGCCGGTCCGTCAGGTTGCGCTGCCGGTTGAACGGGTGATTGGCCCGCCGGGAGAGCAAGGCGCCAGGGGTGACGAGGGCCCGCCCGGTCGCGACGGCATTTCGGTGACCGCGGCGGCAATCAATCGCGATGGCGAATTGATGCTTACACTGTCAAATGGGACGGTTTTGACGCCCGGCCGTGTCGAAGGCCGCTCTGCATGAACGATCACTTTCGTTTCTCGCATAAATCGCTCGCCGGCAAAGGTCGCGCCGAACAGGTCGCAGTCTGGTCCGGCAGCGGTACACTCGCCGGCAGCGAGGATCTGTTTGTTGGTGCGGATGGCCGCCTGATTAACCAGACAAAGCCGGTCGTAACGGAAGCGCCGCAGGACGGCAAACTGTACGGGCGCCGCAATGCCGCCTGGACGGCAGTCGTGGCGCCGGGCGATGGTGGTGGCGGCGTTAGCGGTGCCGGCGATGGCGATGGCGATGGCGATGGCGATGGCAGCGGCGATGGCGAAGGCCCGCCGGGACCGCAGGGTCCACAGGGACCGCAAGGCCCGCAGGGCATCCAGGGCGCGACTGGCCCGCAGGGTATTCAAGGCATTCAGGGAGTAGAAGGCCCGCAAGGCCCAGTCGGCCCCGAAGGGCCGCAGGGCATGACGGGCTTGACTGGTTCGCAAGGTCCAGCTGGTGCCGATGGCATTGATGGCTCGCTCTACGGCGCCGTGCAAAACTATATGTTCAATACGACGACGGCGGCGCCACCTGCGGCTGGTGGAATACGGTTCAACAACGCAACGCAAACGGCCGTCACCGCGATCTGGCTTAATTACGTCACCAACGACGTCAATGCGATCAATCTCAAGAATTACTTTCTGCAGCGCGTCAAGGTTGGGGACACGTTTTACATCCAGGACAAGGACGCGCCGACCAAATGGCAACTGTATCAGTTGACTGGTGCCTTCACCGACAACAGCACTTATGTAACGCTGCCGGTTACATGGCTATCCGGCGCGAGCGCACTGACCGCAGCGCGGGTGATCATCTCGCGCGAGACCGCAGGCGTTAATTCGCCGGTTGGGGAAGCT